CTGCTGGCGTGGGGCTGCGGGCGCGGGGCTGTGGGGTAGTTGGGGTAGTTGGGGCACCCCCCTAAAAAAAGTTCCCTATAATTTCACTACTGTATATATATACAGTATAAACACAAAACATTTTTAAGATACTACCTACTACCCTACAGTACCCCACCCTAGGGGGGCGCCTATATCCAGCGCCGCCCACGCCCCTATCCCCCACGCGCCCCACCTCACCCATGTCCTAAGACTTGTCGCAGCCCGCAACACGTTTTGCGTGGGGTAGTGAAAAACGATACAAACTTTAGAGCATGGGTTGACACTGCCACAAATGTTGTGGCAAGATGCTGTCCATGCGCTCGCGTGAGCGCGCCAACAACCCAGGAGCCGACGATGTACAGCAAAGCCACTGACCTTGCCAACTACGTTACACAAGCCACTGGCACGCCACTAGGATGCGTCAAGGTGCGCATGCCGAAGGCCGACCAGCGCGCGCTATTCGGTCGGTATTTCGGTAAAGGGTTGCTTGTGATCAACGGCGCGACCGAGACGGTCGAGCATATTGTTAAGCGCTGCTTTGGCACCGATTACGAAATCACCGCGACCGTTCAGTGGCGCGATCTTTAACCGGGGCGCATCCACCCGAGCAAAATCATGCAAAAAATAACCCCTGGACCTTGGCGCGTAATCGGCGCAAACGTATACGGCAACAACCTGCGCGCGCTTGTGCCAATGAACGGCGCCGACGCGCGCCTGATCGCCGCTGCGCCTGATCTACTGGCCGCCCTTCGCCAAATAGCCGACAGCACCCCTGAAGGCGACGCTATCAACACGATCGCGCGCACTGCCCTATCCCTTGCTGACTAATCATCACCCGCGCGCCTACGGGTGCGCTTTCAACCCCGGAGACTGACACTATGAAACCCGCACGCTACGCTGTCACCCTTGGCCTTTCTGGCTGCTACATGCCTGACACTCATTTCGGCGCCTTTGAAGTAACTCGCCGGCGTGATCTGGCGCAAGCAATCCGCGACTATGTGCGCATGTCCGACATGCCAGCATCGCTCATGCGAGACGTCAAGATCACGCGCCTGTGGTCGTTTATAAAACAGCACGGCAGCAGTACCGCCCATTTCCGCCTAGTCCACAAAGGCTATGAACTAGCCTTTCACGGGCTGACCGAGAACGAATACAACGAACAGAACGAGGAGTGATCAACATGACACGCTCGCAAATCATCCAAGCCTTGCATGCCTTCATCGAATCACGCCCCGGATTTGATCCGGCAAACTACGCAGGCGCGCCCGAGGCATATCGCGCCGACGCTCGCCGCGCCTTGCGGCACCTTCACGACGCCCGCGCTATGCTCAAAGCAATCCATTGGCGCGACAGTATCGGCGCCGACGATATTCTGCGGGCCTCGCACCATCGAATCGATTTCGTGCCGGCTGGCAATGTGGTGCGTGTCGACTACACCACGGGCCAGTATTACCCGATCGAGTACCGCGCAGCGGCATGCGCCACGCTCGCCGCTACCTTGTGGGATTACTTCCGCGAGAAGTGCGGCGCCCAGACAGCTGACGACATCCGGCGCATGGCGCGCATGGAGCTTGGGCGCTCGCTCGCTGGCCGTTGGTTTCGTTGAGGAGACACTGACATGCCCTCAAACCTTATCGAATGGGTTATTTTCATCGCCGCAGGCATCGCGCTCGGTTGCGCGCTCTTTATGGGGTTATCAGCATGAGTGATCCCTTTTTAGACCTTATTAAATTGTCACCGCTCAAAGTGCCGGCAACAATTCCCGCACACTATTGGCACTGGGCCTGGGTGTTGCGACGAGCGTCTAAGGGTTTGCCAATCCCGCGTGTAGACCTCAAAAGCATTCTTGTTCGGTCAAAACCAATCCAACTATGATCGCCGCGACCATGAAAACTATCCGCTTTGCAGACATCCCTCCGTACGCCAAATTTATCGGCGCCGGCATCGCGCTCGGGTGTGCACTCTTTTTTGGATTGTCATCATGAAAACTTTAGACTGGAAATCTATTCGCGCGATCGGCAGGACCGATAACGCTGGGCGCTGGTATCCCTGCGACGAAATCGTCGAATACTTTGCGACGATCCGCTCGCCATCGCGGGCGTGGCCGCATTCCTATGCGCGCGCTGCGCAAACCGTGAAATTCGCGCGCTGGCTGATCGTCAATCGGCCGACGATCGCCGAGCGCCTTAACATCCTATGATCGCAGCGATCCTAGTCGGTCTACTTGTCGCGGTGCTGGCCGTCGCGCTGCGACTCTAACCCTCCCACAAACAACCAGGGCGCCCGGAGGCGCCCTTTTTTATTTGACGGCGCGCAAGGCGCCACCACCCGGCGGGCGCTCGCTCAGCCTTCGTAGCTCAGCCTTGCCCAGCTCCGCAAGGTCAGGCGCGCAATACAGGTGCCGTTTCGTTGGATGCTCGCGCGAGTGACACATCCCGCAATCCAGCCATCCCGCCTCGGCCAGCGCGTGGAATAACGCACTCACAGGCACCCGCGCTCCGGACGGCGCTAACGCGCTCAGACGCCCGCAAAGCTCTTGCCAGGGAGCAGACACTACACCCGAAGAAAACTCGCCTATGCGGCCCCTGATAAGCTCCAGAAGGTACGATTCCACGGGTGACATGCCCGCCTCAGTCATCATCCGTTTCGCCTCGGTCACCATAGGCGTCGCGCCAGGTTCGAACGCCGACACGTCACGCGCGCGCAACCACCCAGCCACCGCCTCACGGCCGCCCGCCATATACCACGCCCACAGCGCGCTCGATTCCGCCTCGGTCATACGGGGCGCCGACGTCCAGATGACAAACCAGCGCCGGTCATCACTAGGCAACGCGATCGGAATGCGCTCGTTCGAGAATGCGATCACCAGCAAGCGGTTCGCCGACATGTAAGGCGCAAGATACTTTCGATTGACGGGCAGCACCTCGGGCGGCGCGGCCAGTAGGGGTTTGAGCTGATTTTCGAGCGCGCGCCTATCCTTGGCCTCCGCTTGGCGCAATTCGTTGACGACAAGCACCTCAGACTCAAGCGCATAGCCCCAGCTACTCGTCACCTCTTCGTTCCGCACCAGCGCCACGTTTCCGAGATCCTTGCCGCCGATCGCGTACAGGAAAGGCGCGAAAAGCGAATCCTTACCGCAACCTGGCACGCCCGCGAACAAGATACCGTGATTGATTTTGACACGCGGATTCTGCAACTTGAACGCGAGCACGTTTAACAGATGCTCACGTTCGCGCGCGTCAGGCACCAAGCGCTCGACGTGCGCGAGCCATGGCGACACGTCACCCGATCGGCCCTCGGGCCGCGCGTCGCGCCAGCGGTTCCCGAATGCAAGACCATCACGGGCGCAAACGATCGACTCGCCCGCAGCATAGGTGAGCCCCTCCAGCACCCGCGCGCCCATGGCCTGCCGGTTTTCGTCGAACGATATAGACGCTTCAACCCGGCGCTTCTTTGCGCCCGTGGCGTGAACCGACCAGCACGTCACATGCCGATACAGCGCGTTAAATGTTTGCCGGGTCAACTCTCGGCGCTCGGTCAGGTCGAAATAGCAGTCCCCGTCTGCGACATAAGCGTACCGTTCAAACCACTCGGCCCGCTCAAGCCGCCCGGCCTCACGGCGCTCGACCTCGGCCACCACCGCCGCCGCAGCGTCGGGGTAATCCTCGGTCGGCGTCAACTTAGCCATCACCTCGGACATGCGCTGCGTTAGCAGCTCGTCCCGCAAGCCCGGCGTGTGCTTTGGCCCGCCCTGCTCGGCCACCCACGCGAGGAACCGGGCGCTGTCCCAGTCGCCACAATGGCCGTGATAGCAGCAATAGGCGCGTGTGAGGCCCAGATACCGGCCCTCGGGATTCCCGTCACTATGCTCGGCACTGTTAGGGCAGACGACCCCGGCCCAGCCCTCCGGGTTCGGGCGCGACAGCACCAGACCCTGCGCCGACAGCCACGCGAGCACGTCATCAGCCCCGTCGTCCGACAGGCGCACGGGCCGCACGCCCGCGCTATCGTCCGGGCCGGGGTCGACGCCGAGAGCGGCGCAGAGGTCCGGCAGGCGGTAGACGCGCTCAGGGTGAAACTCGACGAGACGCGCTTGAAAGCCACCCTTGTCCGGCTTCAGGTTGACGCTACCCGGCAGGCGGAAGTTGCGGACCGGATTGATCGCGCCAGGGTCCGAGTAACCGGCTTCCGCAATCGCGCGGATAGCGGCGCTATAGGCCGCTTTGGTCGGTTGGTCCTCGGGGTCGAAGGCATAGCCCCACTGATACGATCCGGGCGACGTCTCCATGATCCAGGTCGGCGGGACGGGCGAGGCCTTAGGCGCTTTGCTGGGCTCGCCCACGTCATCCAGCACCATCACCAGCACGTAATCGACGTTCGCGGCGCTCGCAGACGGGCGCCCCTGCTCGAACCGATCGATGATGAAGCTGCCGGTGTTGCCGTATATCGCCCAATTATTTTTTATATTTTCAGATGGCAACATCGCGGGCCATGTAGCTTTAATGGCCCCATCAGCATGATGTTGAATTTGCCCATCTTTCATAGCCGGTTTTTGCCGGACAATTAAAAATGTCTCCCCTTCGGGCGCCAAAGACACAAGAAAATCAACAAAATTTATCATTTTTACACCGTCAAATTATGCGTGTGATACTTTTTTGCTGCGCCTGCATACGCTGCAATAGCGTCTGCTTTGTCGGCAAATCGACCAAGATTTTTCGCTTTTCCATTGACAGAAATGGACGCCCGCCATTTTTTATTTAGCGCATCAAATGACACCCCGCGCGTACCACTTTTATTACGCTTGTCCAACGATAAATTTTGCCTATTTTCTGCGCTAGTAGCCTCTCGTAAATTAATTAATCTATTGTCAGTGCGTATTCGATTTACGTGGTCTATGCAAAAAAGGGGCCATGCACCATAGATATATAACCACACAAGCCTATGGGCTGCATATCTTTTGCCATCCAGTGTTATATACCAATATCCATATCGATCTAAGCAACCTGCCACACGACCTAATGTTACGCCGCGTTTGCGTGCGCGCCACCGAAAAACACCTGTGGATTTGCAATAGTGCAATAGCTCTGTGAGCCGTTTTTGATCCATACGTTTTAACTCCGCTGAACTCCCAGAAAGAAAACAACGGCAGGCGGGGAGTTCGCTTTTCGTCTGGCTCATGACTTCCAGACTAGCCGTGTTTACGCACATCATAGCACTACTTACCATATCTCCCCATTACTTTGGCCTCAACGGCGAGCGGCAACCCCACCGCCCAATCGGGTGGGGTCACCATGATACGCTCAAGCTCGGCCTTCGCCCGTTCAGGTTCAGCCGTCTCGATCACAATCTCGTCATGTACGTGTGCGGTAACCCCGTCACACTGCCGTAGTGCGGCGCGCAGAATGTCATGGGCGCTTGCCTGCGTCACATTCTCGCAGGCGAGCCCGCCCCACAAGCGCGCACGCGGCCATTCGGTCGCGTCAGCCGCCGGCTTCCATGATGCCTTGGCGTAGGTCAGATGCTCGCCCTCGAACTTGGCAAACGGATAGCACAGCACACGCCCCGACGGCAGCATGTACCAGAGATGCTGCTTGTCGTAGACATAGGTTATACGGCCCGCCGTGAACTCATGGCCCGGATGACGCATGGCGGACATGTACGCGCGCTCAAGGTCTTGCCAGAACATCACGGCCCACGGGTTCGCACGGCGCCAGGCATCCACCATGCGGCGGCTCTCGGCCTCTGCCACGCGCACGCCGTAGGCGCGGCCCATCGCAGCAAACGCGCCGACGCTACCTCCGAAAGCTAGGGCGAGCTCCATCACTTTCCCTCGCTGTCTAAAATCAACCATTGTTGCGTCGTTGGCCTCGTAACCGGCCTTGATGGCCTCGTAACTGGCCCCAAACGCACTGGCGGCGTTGACGATGTACGGGTCAAGTTTGTTCCGATAAATGTCGAGCTTTGTCTCGCCTTGAGGTGATGCAGACAGCCACGGGTTGACCCGGCCCTCGATCGCGCTCCAGTCAGCAACAACGAATGAATGATCGGCCACCAACGCGGGGCGCAGCATCGACTTCAGGGCGTCAGTGACCCGCTTTCCGAACCGAGGCACGACAGCGTGGCCTCGAACGAGGGCGTGTCGAAGTTCAACGGGCTCCTTGGCAGATTTTCGTGGGAAGTTGTGGACCTGCGCTCCATATGACGCAGCGCGGCCTGTCGCTGCGCCTCCAGCAAAAACAAATGCGCCTCGTACGCGCTGATCTTCATCATCAGCCAGCGCCGCGAGGCGGCCAAACTTCGCAGTGCTCGACGCCCAGAGGTCGTCTGCGCATTGGATGACCTCGGCAACAGCGGGCGGTACCTCATCGGGATTCTCCATCGCCAACAGATTGGCGCGAACGGTCTTGTCAATCGAGTCTTTGTCTTTCGAGCGCGCCAACTTCCGGGCCTCAGGCCCTAGCCGCTCCAGCACCCACTGGCGCATCTTAGGCGACCGCACGGACGTCACCGCGCCTTCGGTCAGCTCGACAACGCGCGCCTCGATCTCGACCCGCTCGGCCTCGCTGTAGCGCATGGCGGCAAGGCACAGCTCGACGTCCACCTTCACGCCTCGGTCGTTGATGCGCTCGTTGACGTGGTAGTCGGCAAGCTCTTCGGGCGATAGCTCGCGCAAACTCTTACTGATCGCGCGCATGGCGCGGACGTCCTGTTTGCAATACTCAAACAGGTCGGCGAGATCTTGCGGCGTGTGCTTGAACGGCGGCAAACAGCACTTCCGCACAAGCGCAGCGCCCCGATGGTCTTTCTTCATGCTGGCGCCCGCGAACCGCCCGACGTCCTCAAGACTACCAGGCGCACAGTTCGACCGCGCTTGTGCTGCGGTACAGTAAAACTGTTTGAGCGCAGGCTCTGGCAGGTCAAGGTCGGGGCAGAGGACATACCAGAGAATCAGACGTTCAAACGCCGCATTGTGCGCGCGGATCTGATGCGTCAGGATCTCGCGCGGAAACGGCTGATCGGGCGTCCAGAGTTCGACCTCGCCATCGTCGATCGCATAGGCCATGCAAAGCACCTGCGTCGACGGGTGGCGAGCGTAGTTGTACGGGCCGCGCGCGGGCAGGTCACACTCGCTGCGCGTTTCGAAGTCAATATAGGCAATCATGGTGTGTTAGATGCCCGTCTTTCCGGGCTGTCAGCAGGCTCACGGTGCGGAGGAGACAGACAGTGGCACCGCGCCTGCTGCCGGTGTTAGACGCCACCGCCGGCTGGGCGTCACCACATCAAGCTGCTGCGCGACGACGACGGCGGGGCTGTTCGCTTGCTTCAGCTTCAGGCGCGGCCTCTTCGCCGTCCATCGACACCCATTCGACGATCTCAAAGACCGGCGTATAGATGCGACCGTAGCTCTTATGCTGGTAGTGATCCTTACCCAGCGTCACGATCGGCACGGGGCGGTCTGGATCTTTCTCCACCTGCGCCGCGATCGCCACCGCCAACTGCTGCACGGCGCGCTTGCCGCCCACTGACGTGGTGGTGTAGCGGCACTCCAGACCCGCGTCTTCGCCAGTCAGGCATTTCAACATCAACCCTACCTGCTGCTCCCAGCCCTTCTTCGCGCTTGGGGGCGCGGCGTCAAGCTCCGGCAGCGGTTGGGTCACAGACGCCATCTTCTCGGCCAGCACCTCACCGTCGCCCCACGCGATAAATCCATGGACGAACGAGAAAGGATTGACCGCCCAGCGAGCGTCATCTTCAGCTTCGGTTTGATCCGCCCCGTAGACCCAGTGGCCCGTCTTGTCCATCTTGATGATGGCAGACGACATGGGCGCTACGGTTTCCAGCGTGCGAAGGCTGGTGGCGAGCGTTTGAACAGCGGGAAGGCCAGCTTGAGCGAACTTTACTAAATTACCCATTATTATCACCTTTACATGAGTTTAGAGAGGGCCGCAGTAAGCTGCTGCCCGATTGTGACCGCCGCAGGTCGGCTGTCAGCCTCCTCTGCAATGGTCAACCCTGATGATACCTGAGAGGTCAGCCCCTCTGGTAACGCGATCTTCTTCGCCTTCAACGCCTTCTCGGCCTGCGCAGGCGACACGATCTCGGTAAAGCTAACGTCCGGCGCGAGCGCAGTCAACGCAGCCAGCGCGGCCTTCTCGTCAGCCCACGTCCGATGGGCGCGCTTGTTCACGAGCTTCCAGCCTGGCACGGGCCGACCGGCCTCCAGCGCCTGCTGCGTGAGCTTGCGCACGTCAGACGCCCAATCTTCCAGATTCTGCGCGACGTTCATCCAATGGCCGATCTGCTCCGGTCCAATGCTGTCAATCGCCACCAGCACCGCCCGCTCGGCAGCGCCGGTCTTCTGCGGGCAGATCGCTTTGGCTGGGCAGAAGCGGCAGTGTTCGCCCTCGACAATCGGCGCGTCGGGCTCTTGCGCGAGCTTAACCGCGCGCTTGAGATCCGCGCTGAACTCACGCAACCGACCAATGTCGATCATCCAGCGTCGGATGAACGGCGGCTGAATGATGACCAACTCGACGTCTGTGCGGCCTTGCATCGACCAGTGACCGCTTTCAAGCGCCGCTGCGGCGTAGAACATTAGCTGGGCGTTTTCTATGGCGTCGACCTGATAGTTGTCGCCGAACTTGAAGTCCATGACGAAGCCCTTGGTCTTGCTCAAGCAGCCGATCACGTCAGCAGTACCAAAGATCGTCTTGTCCCACGGGAACGCTACGCGCGCCTCGACGTCGAACAACGCCTCGGCCTTGGGGTCGAACTGGTTGTCGAACAGATCAAGCGCGTCCAGCACCTTCTCGTCGTCAATCGAGCGCGAGTCGATCCGCTCGTTTAGCACCTCGGCCACCAGCTCATGCAGGCGCGTGCCCTCCCGCATGGCGTCATTCTCGACCTGCGGCGGCATCTTGGCGCTAAGCGCCACACTGCCTGGGCAGTTGATCACGCGCTCGGCGGTCGAGCCGCCTACGATCTTGCTGTGCATCGTATTTTCCTGGAGTTGACTAACGGAAACCGCATGGTATACCATTGCTTTGAAGTTTGCAACGGTCTAAACTTTAGAACATTTCGGGAGATCAAAAATTTTAGAGCGCGACATAGAGAGATACCTGGTGCGCCGGGTGAAGGACATCGGTGGCGTGGCCTACAAGTTCGTCTCGCCCTCGAACCGTGGCGTGGCGGACAGGCTGGTGGTGCTGCCGCAAGGCGTGGTGTGGTTCGTTGAGGTGAAGAAAGAAGGCGGTCGCCTGTCGACCTTGCAGAACATCTTCGCCGCCGAGATGGTGAGACTACAGCAGAACATTTCAATCGTCTGGTCCAGGGAGGACGTCGACGATCTTATCAAGGAGATGACGGAATGAGCTACGAAGAACAGCGAGCAATCTTGATTCAATACCTTCAAGTGATGATCGCACGATGCGACTGGCACGGCGTCGCGGACGTGGCGATGGACCTGCGCGAGATGGAAGCCGAACAACGGGGTGCGAAATGAACACTGGAAACATTTTTTTTAGAAACATTCATTTTTTAGAGAACAACCACACAGAACTATTCCGCATATCGCGGGACGGTATCTGGGCGCATCCAGATGTCCCTGTAGATGAAACCGCTCATAAGGTTATAGAGGCGCTGGATAGCTACATCAAGGAACTGGTAAAGAAAGCGGTAGAAGCCGAACGAGAGGCGTGTGCTCAGTTGTGTGAATCACGGTTCATGGGGGATCTAAATCGAGAAGACATGGAAGCGCGACGTTGCGCCGCAGCCATCCGAGCACGAGGTGAAGCATGAATCAAAACGAGATCCTGAAGATCGCTGCTGAGGCCGGAGCGTTTTGGGAGCTATCGGAGACGCCAGAGAAGGATCTCGCCTTTCTTATGCGCGTTGTAGAGCGTGCTACAGCATACGAGCGTGAGCGGTGCATCCTGATGCTGGAACGTCTGCACGAGCGGTCTGGTGGGCAGTACAACTACTATTTGCACGCAGCCAAAGTGCTGAAGGGGGAGATATGAGCCATACACCGGGGCCGTGGCGTTACGACAGCGGCAAGATTTGGACGCCCAGAGGTTGGTGGGTTGCTAACGTGTACGAAGATATGGAGGAGGACATAAAAGAAGCTAATGGTCTTTTGCTTGCAGCCGCGCCGGATCTGTTGGAGGCCATACAAGGGTTTCGGCGCCAACTTAAAATGTACGCAAGTGTTTATTTGTGGGACAAAGAAGTTCACCGATTGTTGGACGAATGTGATGCCGCTATCGCTAAAGCACGAGGTGGGAAATGACAGAAGCATTCTTCATCGGCTGGGCAGTGGGCATTCTGCTTGGCTATGTGATCTGGGCACCGGAGACACGGTTCAAACGGAACTTCGTTGATGGTCTGACACTGCGGTTTTTGTGGAGGCGGCGATGAGCATCGAGCAGTACGACCAAACCGCATTGGAACTGTGCAAAGAATGCGGCTGGCGAGCGATGATCCCCGGTGATGGTTGTCTGGTCTGTGCGCGGCAAAAGGCGAAGCCGGTGGCGTATATGTATGACTTTATGTCAGACAACCGAGACGAGGTGATCCGAGACTGGATGACTCAGGACTATGCTGACATTAAACGAGAGAACGGTTTTAACGTGCGACCGCTATACGCTGCACCGCGTCAAGAGCCGTACGACCAAACATCACTCGAACTGTGCGAAGAATGCGGCTGGAAGGCGATCATCCCCGGTGATGGTTGTCTGGTCTGTGCGCGACAGAAGCCAGCAGCGTGGGTGTATCCAGAGTTCTGGGATCACCTTAAACAGGTCAACTGTGGGACTGCGTATCGTTTGCCCGGCGATGGAATGCAACCGCTCTATACCGTGCCAACAGCGCCAAAACCTCTCAGGTGGGTTGACACCATCATTCCGGGTGATCGGGTTATTGACAATGACGACAAAACCCAAGCGCGGGTATCTAAGTTGGTTAGACAGCGCCCCGCTGCGCCGGACTATTTCAAACTTGAGTTTGATGACGGCAGTTATATAGATGTAACAGACAACGAAATGATAGCGAACTACAAACCTTTGCCAGAGTCACAAAAACCCGTTGCTTACGCCGATAGCCGTATTCATGGCTGGCCCGATTGTTTTGTCATGGAGCCAGACCCTCCGCATACAGTGCCCCTCTACACCGCACCGCGCCAATGGGTCGAACTGACGGACGACGAAGCGCGTGCTCTGGTTAATCGCGCCACTTTCGGCGATAGAACCAACTGGCAGGTGCTGGTTTATATGGTCGATGCAAAGCTAAAAGAAAAAAATGCGGCTTAGACCCTATCAAGACGAAGCCGCAGACTTCTTGTTCGCCAACGACCGCGCGATGATCCTCGCGTGGGTCGGTGCGGGCAAGACAGCGACCGCGCTCACGGCTATGAAGGCGATGCTCGACGAGCGGCACGCCAAGCGCTTCCTTGTGCTCGCGCCGCTGCGGGTCGCGCAGTCGGTCTGGCCGGCAGAAGCCGCGCTCTGGACGCCAGGTCTTGAGATCGCAGTGGCTGTCGGCTCGCCTGCTCAACGGGCGCGGGCGCTTGCGTCCGCCGCGCCAGTGGTTGTGACCAACTACGACAACCTGCTGTGGCTGTCGGAACAGAAGCTCGACTTTGATGCGGTTGTGTTCGACGAGCTGACGCGGCTCAAGAACCCGTCAGGCAAACGGTTCAAGGCGCTCCACAAGGTCATCGAGCCCATGCAGATCCGGTGGGGGCTGACCGGCAGCTTCACGTCCAACGGCCTTGAGGACGTCTTCGGCCAGTGCAAGATCGTCGACCAGCAGATGCTGGGCCGCAGCAAAGGCGCCTTCTTGCAGCAATACTTTCATTGCGTCAACCGCGACTTCGGCGACTACGTGCCGCTACCAGGCGCGCTCGATGCGGTCATGCAGCGCATTCGTCCGTGGACGTACGTGCTGGAGTCGCACGAGTACCGTGACACCCTGCCGCCGCTGCACACGCTACCGATCAAGCTCCAGATGCCGATGGAGCCCTACAAGACGCTCAAACGCGAGATGGCGCTCATCTACCCCAACGCCGAGGTCATCGCCGCCAACGCCGCTGCGGTGACGTCCAAGCTCCAACAGATGAGCGCGGGGTTTGTCTACGACACGGCCCGACAAACCGTCTGGCTGTCGGATCACAAGCTTGATGCGGTCGCGGACCTGCACGCCGAGAACCAGCGTGCGCCGATGCTGGTCTGGTATCAGTTCAAGGCAGAGCTGGCGGGGCTACAGGCGCGTTTCCCGCGTTTGCAGACGCTCACCAACGACGACTCGATCGCGCGGTGGAACGCGGGGCAGATCGAGATGCTGGCGGTCCACCCTGCGTCTGCCGGGCATGGGCTCAACCTGCAAGGGCAATCCCGCATGGTGTGGATGTCGCTCCCGTGGTCGCTGGAGCTCTACGAGCAGGCGGTCGGTCGGCTGCACCGAGGCGGTCAGCGCCATGACGTGCTGAACTACGTGCTCACGACCGAAGGCACGGTGGATGAAACGATCTGGAAGGCTTTACATGAGAAACGAGAGGTATCTGATATGGCACTAGAGGCGCTCAAATGAACCGATGGACTGAACAACTAAAGGCCGCTCGGGCCGAGGCGCGCATACGGCAGCGGGAGTTCAACGCCGCCCAGCGCGCGCTCAACCGGGTGCTTGCGGAGATTGCAAAACTGGAGAAGCGAATTGAACTCGCTTCGAAGGCGGGGTAGACATGAATCTTAGTTGGCGGGACTTGCAGAGGAAACTTAATCAACTAACGGAGAGCGAACTATGGCAACTGATCGAAGCGGAATTGGCAGGCAAGAAGCGTGTGTCTTTGATCGAGCGGATGCACATGCGGGCGGCAGCATTACGCACTACCCGGGAGCGCCTGGATCTCTTGAAACGTGCGACGCGATCTACGCCGTAGGCGTGGCGACTGACGTGCAGAAGACGTGGCGCCGGTACGGTTGGGTGCCACCGTCGGAACTTCCCGAGTACCATGACAAGTGGGCACGCGCCCAACAACCCACACGCATATCGGAGGTCGGACGTGGTTGATTACAGCGAAGGCTATCTGAACTTGAAACAGATCGTGGACGAGATTTGGGAGGCAATGATGGCCAACGATCCCACTCGCGCACGTGACCTGTGTGCAGCAGTTGTCGTCGAGGCGCGGCTGCTGCGTCATCAGATTGGAATCCAGCATGACAGCAGCAGTCAAAGTTGAGCGGTACTTGCAGGACCGCAAGAAGCCCGTAACGCCCAAGCAGATTGCGGATTACTTTCTCTACAGCCGTTCAACCGTCAACAAGGCACTCAATGAACTCGAACAAGCAGGCAAAATCGCGCGCACCCAACAGCGCACCTGGCACATCTGTCGCATGGCCGTTCCCCCGCCAGCCGCTCCCGCACCAGCCGAACAGCGTGCCACCTACGATCGACCGATGCTCAACTCGTACCCGCACGCACGCGGATATGATGACTGAAGTAGGAGAAGCTAAATGGTAGACGACTGGACGCCGCAGGAGGAAGAGGCGTGGAACTGTCTGACCCCGCAGCAGACGCTTGATCTGGCGCAGTCAATCAAGGTGGGCTACATCTACCGATGCACCTACTGCGACGACTACCACGTCAGCCGGCTGGCATCGCCAGTGCGGCAGCTCGACCTTCCTCTACGCGACGTGCCCAACCCCGACCGAACGTGGCCCACGTCGGGAGCGTCTGAAGATAGACAAGACGATTGTCTTGGAACTTGTTGATGACGTCAGACGTCGGCATGGCAGCGACGGCCTTCAGCGTCATGGGGCCGATCGCGCCGTCCGGCGTCACGCCGATTACCTCTTGCAGGAGCTTGGCCGCGCGGCCTGGGCCTGAGTTGATGGCGGTATCGAAGACCACGTAGTCGACGCCCGCCGGCAGATCGTCGGCGCGCACCTTGTCCCAATACTTGTCCTTGTAGAGCGGCGCCACGTCGCTGGGCTGGAGAGCGCGCATGTCCTGCTCGGTCACGGGGCGACCGCACCACTTCTCCCACGTCGCCTTGGTGCAGCCCAAGTTGGTGATGCCGCCTGGGTCGGACGGGTGGTTTACGTAACCGCCCTCGTGATGCAGCACAGCCGCCAGCGCCCGCTCCCAGTTCTCTTTCATTTCTTGCTCTCAATCGTATCTTGCTTAGCCTTGCTGCCCGCGCTGCTGCCAAAGAAAAAGTTGAGGATTGTGGCCACTACGGTCGCCAAGATGAAGCCCAGCACCGTGTCAGCAAAGCGCACGTTGTCGGTAGGGATCGTCACCATCGTGATCATAAAGATGTAGCTCGCTGCGACCAAGGACCAGAAGGTCGCCAGCACGTAGACGAACGATCGGCTAATGCCGTTGCCGTTGATGAGCGCCGCGATCTGCATCGCGCGGGCGTCTGCCGTGTTCTTGTTCGCCTGCTCGACCATGAATTCTTCATGCTGCATCGCGCGCTCGCGTAGGCGCGTGATGTCCTCGGCGTTCATGTCGGGCTTGAGTTCAACGCCCGTCTTCTCTTGAACGTAGTCAAGCCCCTTGTCCACGACCGCTTGCGCGACTTTGGGCAGGTTGTTCTGGATGAGGGTAGATACGATACCAGCGACGATGGGTAGCATCAGTAACTAATCTCCGCAAGGGCCAACATTAGAACGGCCATGAGTAAGACGATGATGCCGAAGATGTAGTTCATTTCGGCCACCTGTCGACGATGAACATGACGATGTGAAAGAGAATCAGCGCGCCTGTGGCCACCACAACGGCGATCAAACCTGCGTCACTTGCGTTCTTGATGAACTTCTTGCGCCGCCTGATCTGTTCGTAAATCATCTTCTCGCGCTGCTCTTTGATGCGCCGCCGCATTTGGATGAACTCGACGTAGCCGTCGCGGCCAAGGTGCTGGAGCGGTCCGTAGTGGAACCAGTGGTACAGCGTCTTTTCCATTTCCTTGATCTTGACCTGGGCGGCGTAGGCGTCAAACGCCTCAACGGTGGCTGATTTGGAAAAGGTGAGCTTTTTGAAGAGCGGGGGCTTGGCCTGCTCGCCGTTCATCCACTCTTGCAGGTCACTGACGGCGCCGGCCCACTTGCCAAGCTGGCCAAAGACATCCTCGGCTTCTCGGCCAATCTCAACCGCCTTCTTCAGCCCGTTGAAGACGGCAGTCGCAGTCGCCAACAGACTGATTGGGTCTAGCATCTCACACCTTTAACACGAGCCCCAAGAGCAGCATGATGATAGCACCGGCGGTGCCGATCAAGATATGCTCCAGCCGCTTGATGCGCAGGATCGTCTCAGTCCAGCGTTCTGCACATACCGCTTCATGCGTGTTCAAGCGAGCCTCCACTTCGTTCATAGATGCCATCATCGAATTCCCATCAAAGCATTACGTTCTTCACGCGCTTCGTTGGTCTGTTGTACCAGCAACGCATTACGCGCAGTGATGTCGCTGACCAATCGTTCCGCAAAGGGGTCATACCGTGGCGTCGCGGCGCGTTGCGCTCCTTGCGTCATTAGATAGCGTCGCATAGCAGCAGACAACATATTAGGCACTGCTGCGGCAGCCGCTCCGGCGCCAGCGCCAGCCGCAGCCCCACCAGCCCCACCCATTAGCCCGCCGGTGACAGCGCCAAGCGTCCCGCCAAGGCCCAGAATAGCGCCCGAGCTTGGCGTGCCAATTTGCGACGGTAGTTGTGAGACGCGGGGGAATCGACTGGCAAATTCTGCAATGTTTTGCAGGTCGCCAGTCATGTACCTGCCGCGTTGCAAGTCACTCGCAAGTTTAGTTGCGCTGACGTTGTTTGTGCCCTCACGGATAGCATTTTCTATTGAGTGACTGATCGCCATGCGTTGGCGAGCAGCACGAAAATCATCAAGCATCTGCGTGGCATTTGGCAGACCGCTTGCAGTAATGCCCCGTTCAATTTGATCTTCCAATGCGTTTGCCACAGCTCTTTGCGCGCGCCCAATATCCGGTTCGTTACGCCTAAAACTAGCTGATGCATCATTACGAAGATCTTGGATGCGTCGTATTGCGTCCCCTGAGTCAAATTGCCCTACAAGATGAGTGTTAACAAGTTGCTGTACGGTATTTGGTACAGCAGCCGGAAAAGACGCAGCTTGGCCGGTAAACGCTTGCTCAATGTTGGCTAAATCATTTATAAATTGATTGTCTGTCGTAACATTGCCAATACGCCGTATTGGGTCATATCCTTGTCTGGCCGCAGTTTGACGAACTGCGGTCATTGCGTCCGACGTTAGCGGCGTGTCCTCTCCAACCCCCACCGCACGTCGCGCAAGTCTGTTGGTAGTTTCTTGATTGCGCACCGACATCATCTGCTCAAGCAATGTTTTGCCGGCAATCCGCTCTGCTAATACAAAACGCCCTGATACCGGGTCGATGCTGCCTGGCGGCGCCATGTACCCTTCTGCGCGAGCACGTTCTAGTGCCATATCGCGCGGCAGATTAGCCTGCTGTTGAGCTGTTAACGGCGACGGAGCTACTCTGCGAACTTGCTCAAGCGCTGCTTGCGCCGGTACGGTGACCGCGCTCAAAGGATTAGTAGCTGTGGCCGCAGTCTCAAGAGCGCCAGCCGCTTGCGCAAGCGGCGCTGCGACACGCGGTGCTGCTCGGCCCGCAGCACCTGCTGCGATTCGAGTTGCGCCTGCACCTCCGGTCAACAACGTAGATAGGTCGCCAGCCGCACCAACCGGATCTTCTGCCAGCGTTCGTTTTATGCCTTCAAGAGATCCATAGCGCTCTTTGTACATGCCGCCCACGGCGTTGGCGACATCCATAGCCCGTTGCGTGCTAGCGGGGTCAGCGTCGAACCGATCAATAAAGTCTCTCACCGACGTAGGCACTGCGCTTCTAAGCGCGCCAGCGCCGATGTCGCCAATAGTCTTGATGGTTTGCACAGGGCTTGTAACAGCCTCATACAAGCCTGTCGCAAACTGTTTGGCGCTTGCGGGAAGATTGCGGATCGCTGCGGCAGGCACTTCAGCCGCCGTGTACGTGCGGCGCGGACCAGGTAATGTCTCAATAGGGGGCGCCGTAGCGCCGCGCAAGTAAGCGTCAGGGTCAAACGCTGGCGCTTCGGCAGACGCCGGCGCAGTCTCTCGTAGATAAGCGTCCGGGTCAAATTTCGCCATGATTATTCCATCCCCAGCCGCTTAAGAATTTGCGCGGAACGCGGGTCAGTTGGGTTGCTGCGAGCCCAATCCAGAGCCTGCTGATCGCGCGGAGGTAGCGTAGACGTGCGTTCGGGCGGCATCTCAATCTTGAACTCATCGCCCGCCTTGAAGCGGTCGACGTTGGCGTTATGCTTAGTGATGACGTTACGCGCAGAACGCTCATTAATGTCCAAAATGCGCCGCAGAGCGCGCTCGTCCAATGAAATTTTACCGCCGGCCATTTTTTCTGCGTACTCGCGGTCCGCGTTTGACAAGCCGGTTCCAGCGCCAAACAGTTTGATAAGCCGACCCACGTTGCCTGCCAAAGTAGCCGCATACGTTTGCGCATTAGCAGCAGCGTCTGAATTAAGATCAATTCCAACCTGCTTAAGCGCTTGCCCGGTATTGACCAAAAAGTCCGCTCCAAAACCAGTGACCACACCTTTGTTTAATAAATCACGGCCAATATTGATGGTGTCCATCGTAGAGATGGCGTCTTCTGCTGCTTTATAGCCGTCTGACACTATCTTGCCTTGAGTCTCTCCAAGCTCTTTTCGCAACGCCGATTCTTGCTGCATGTTGATGGTGGTTGTCGGACGCTTAGCCGCTTGGAAAGCCTCAAACGCCGTGCGTTCTGCTTTTGGCATTGCTTGCACTACCTGAAACTCGCGTACGCTGGCCGGCACCCGCTCTTGCCCTGCACGCTCTCGCGCCGCACGCGCCGAGATCATTGCCGCTTCGCCTCGTACGCCGGCGGCGCTAGCTTGCGCTTCTTGGGCGGCGGTCGCGCGCTCTTTGAGCGCCGTTTCAAGCCGATCTTTCTGCGACATGGTGGTGTCGAGAATTTGCTTGACGCGCGCCGAGTCGTACGTCGACCCCAAAAACTGTACGTCGGCAGGCGTGAAGATACCCTGCTCTGACAATTTCTTAATCGCAAAATCAAACGAATCTTGATCCCTAGCCGCGCCGAGCACTCGACCCACAAGATCAGCTTTGCTAATCATTCCTTTGTATTCGGCTTCTTGGGCCTTACGGCGCGTTTCTTCCAACTGGGCTTCTGACTGCATGAGAGTGCGCGCCTCAGTCAAGAACCCGCCGCGCACCAAAGCAGGTGAGATTTCAGCCGCTTTAGCTTCCGGCCCAAACCCACCCAAAATTTTCTCAAGCTCACCTTTGCGCCGCTGCTCGCGCATAGCGTTCTGGATCTGCATCTCGCCCATGCGTTGTTGCTGAAGGGCGTTCTGGATCTGCGTGGCCTGCGCTTGCATTGCCAGCGGATCGGGCAGCTCAAGACCTTTGACTTGCAGCGCGAGTCCGGGTTGGATTGGCATGATGTGTCCTTAACCGATAACCGGAGCGTATACGGACGATCGAATCTGATTCGCCAAGTTTTGCCCGGCACTATACCGCGCAAGCTGGTTCATCGCGTTGGTGATGGCGTTGGCCGAACCGATACCGCCGGCTGCTTGCGCCGCACCAATGTCGGTCGTCAGGTTGCCGGCTGTGGTAGCGTAGTTGCCTGCGTTTGCCGCTTGGCCTGCTGCTGCCGCCTGACCCGACGCCATCAAACCAGCCAGCGGGTTTAGCCTATTGGCGCGCTCGGTCTGGAACCGGTTGAATGCGTTGCCGTACTCTTGCGTGCCCATCTCTTGACCGTAGCGCTGCAACGCCTTGCCAGTAGCGCCGGACAACAGACCGCCCCTCGCAGCGCGGCTGGCCTCAAGCGCCTTCATGCCTTCGCTCAGCCGGAACGCATAGCCTGGGTCGGCTTGGAAGTCTGACATGCCAAACGGACGCGCGAACTTGCCGTATTCGGCCGCCGCGGTGTTGCCCGACAGCCCGAGCAGGTTGAGGAGCTGGTTCTGCGCCGTGATGCCGGCTGCGCGGTAGGGCTCTTGCAGCGCCTTCTGCTCGTTGAAAATCTTTTCCGCAAGCGCCCGCGCCTCACGGGCAGACTCTGCTTGGATGTTTGCAGCGTCCGTGGCCGCGCGGGAGCCGGTGACAGCGCTCACCAGCGCAGACAATGGTACGCCGTAGTCTTTGGCAAGTTTGGCAAAATCACTAAGATTGAAGCCAGCGCCTGTGATGGCCGCAGCGTCGGCTCCACTGATAACGGAGCCCGTTACGGGGTCAAGAACGTCGCCCGCGCCGCCGTAGCCGCTGATAGTGCCGGCAGCACCAGCACCAGCACCAGCACCGGCGCCAGTACCCGCTGCTTCGGCAGCCAACACGTCGCCCGCGCCGCCGTAGCCCGCCATAGCATTTGCCGCAGCGGCGGGTGCGGTTGACGTCAGCGCGTTACCGGACGCCAACACGTCGCCCGCGCCGCCGTAGCCCGCCATTCCGCCCGCAGCAGGAACGCCCGCCCCTACGCCAAGCGCGTTGTAGGACTGCCCTAGCGACGCATCGATCATGTTCGCTGGGAAGTCCATCAAGATGTTTGGTCCGCCCATCGTTGCCAGCGGCGAGGTGGGAACTGGCGTAGCGACGGCGACAGGCGCAGCAGCAGCGGCTGGAGCGCCTGCGCCTACGCCGAGGTCCGCATATGCCTGCCCCAGCGACGCGTCAATTAGACCTGCGCCGGTGTTAGCAGCGCTTGTCGCACCCGGCGCTGCTGCTGCCGCACCAGCGGCCTCTGCGGCAAAAATACTGGGTGCTATAACTGACGCCGCCAATCCAAACGACGGACTGGTAACAAGACCGATTAAGTGTGAGAAAAACCCGCCGCCTCTAGAGGAAGATTGAGCATAGCTTGGCGCGGTTTCAAACAAAGGAAGCGCAGCGGTTAATTCTGATATGGGGATGTTGTACTGGCGAGCAATGTCTTCAGCAGAAAAAAGTGTGCTTTCGTCATCGGTTAAAAAGAACCCACCAGGCTGAAAAGTTGGGCTTGCCTGTTCAGGAAGATAAAAATTTCCTTCTGGCTGGTAGGAATAGCCTTTATAACCTATGTAATCGCGGACTTGCTGTGGAGTGCGGGTAGCCACTTTGTTCTCCTAGCTGATCTCTCGACCGCTAACTCGTAAGCTCATAGACGCTGCAAGACTGCCAAGCGTTGAGATGGAATCGCCCAAGGTCAGGATGTGCCCTGCAATCTCAGGAAATGTGTACGCTTCGCCAGGCTGTAGCGACTTGTTCTGCACGACCAGATTGCTGCTCGCCGCAGTCTGCCCCGCCGGTACGATGTTGACGCTGATCGTTCGGACCGCAGTGCTGTAGTTGATAGCGGTCATCTTGTCAATGATCGTAGCGGTGGTGGGCGCAGTGTACTGCGTTGTCTGCACCTGCTCAACTGCTTTGGATTCAACCAACGTCCTAGCGGTGATGGGCATGTCAGTCCTCGGCAAGCAACGGCTGGTTGCCCTCGGCTACCCACGCCAAATACTCTTGATAATCGCGGTTGGCGGGGTCCATCGGAATCCAAGCGCCGTCACTGATACGGCGAACGGCTTGCTGTGTCAGTTGGTACATGGTCAAAGCTCCGCATTAGCCTGCCAGTGGATCGAGTAACCGTTGCCTGCGGTCACAGTTACATTGCCCAGCAACGCAAACCCTGAATCGCCGATGTTTGCAGTCGAAGCAGTTGGTGTAGTGGTGTTGGTTGACCAGTTTGCAGACGCCGCGTCGGGCGCGTAAGTAGTAATCGTCGGCGCCGATCGTTTAGAAGCAGCAAACGTCACCGCAGTGGAAAACGCTTGGTTAAGCACTTGGCCGGTAGCGTATGCAGCACCAAGGGCTGACCCTACGTTTTGCGCTGGTGCGGTTGCGTACGGAAACGATTTCTCATAGTACCGCTGGCACATGCTTAGTTCTACGCCAAACGGGCGGTGCTCAAACGGCGTAGGTGTGTTGCCAACTTCCAGTTGCACGCCTGTAATCGCAAAGATGTTGCCGATGGTGTCCAGCACGTTAACTTGCGAAGAGGTGGCTAGCGCCCAGCCAGACTGCCAACTGCCCGCTACGCCTTGCCGGGTCGTGCCGCAATAGAGCGTCCAGCCTACAGTCAACCCGCTTCCGTTGGTCCAATCCCAAGTCCCAGCGGTAATCAAGCCACCGATAACCGTAATCTCTTTATACTCCCACGTATCTGCAACAGAGATGTTGTATTCCGCCACGTAGTAACGGTCAGCACTGGGGTAGTCGTTGTTATAAAACGCCACGCAATGCGTGCCAACTTTAGCCGACCGAGCCCAAAACGAAAGCGTGAAAGTTTTGCCGATAAGATCGCGCGCAGAATATCCTTCAATTTTTTGAAGCAACGTCCAAAGTTCTGACGCGGTGACAGTGGGGTCAGCGGTAGCCACAGTACAACGGAGGCTGTACGGAAGCGTCGGCTCGCTGGCCGGGCCATCGGAAGCTTGCGTAACGGTCACAACCGCTGAAGTCACCGCAATACGCGAATATCGGTCAAGCGTGTAATTAGCGCCGAACCCGGTGTTAACCGTAAACGAAGTGCCGCGCTGAGCGATCTCCATCGCACCGTTGATGATCTTGTTGCGCAGACCCGCAAGCTGACCGCCGTTGTACGACTCGCCGACGATGGCGCCGCCCGTCACATTGCCGGTCAGGTTGCCAGTGACGTTGCCCGTCAAGTTGCCAGTGACGTCACCCGTGATCGGGCCGGTGATGGTGACGCCGCTGATTGTGCCGCCCGTGATGGTGACAAAATTAGAATTCTGCGTCGACATCGTACCGGCTGAAGTAATGTTGTCGACGGTGTACTGCGTGACGTTGCCTGCGTTAGCAAGTACAAACTTATACGCTACCCCAGCCGTCAAGAAGATGTCAGCGCGGCCTGCGGAATCAAGAATGATCGGGTTGGTGTTGGGCGTCGTCTCTGCGGCGGTCGTGTACGTCGTACGGGGTACGGTAGTCCCGTTGAAGTAGGTGTACAGCTTGCCAGCCGTCAACGGATTGCCGTTGCCGTCCAAAAATTGAAACTTGAATACTGGTGCAATGGTTGCCATGACAAACCTTTACGCGATGATTGTCGGACTGGACATGTACGATACCGTCATGATGACCGACGGAATAGCCGGGCGGTCAGGGCCGGTTTTGGCTGCCTGCGCCTCAATGTAGACCGATGAGTTTTGCGACCACCACATCAGCTCCATGTAATCGTTGGCGGCCATGTCAATCACATAGTTTAACGCTGCAATCAGGTGTCCGTTTGTGCCGCCGTGCCTGTTGGGGATTGTGTATTGACTATTACTTTTTGGGACGTCTACACCGTTCTTGCGAAACCACAGCTCGATGTCGTACTCAGTAGCCGATGTGTTGGCAAACTGGATGCTGAACTGAAAGTTGTACATGCCAGGATTGTCAACAATCAGCTTGGAAATCAGCGTGCCCGTGAACGTGCGGCTTGTCAGCAACTGCGCATCACTGACCGTGTACGTCCCGACGCCCCCGGACCCCGTGCCGTACGCGATAACATGCTGGCCGTTGGTGACGCCGGTGCCGGTCAGCACCATGCCCAGCGTAATCGTGCCCGACGCTACTGACGTCACGGTCAGTACGGTACCGGATGCGCCAGCGCCGTCATCGATTGTGCCTGTGAACACTGCGGCATCTGACGACACCCGCACGCCGCTGCTATAGTCCGTCGTGTCGTAACGAACCGGATAGACTGACGTAGCAGAGCCGTCAAGCTGGTTTGTGTTGTCTTGAAACGCGCCGTAGATGGGCTGTCGAACATGGGGTGTCTGCGACGCTGGCCCGACCTGCAAGTCTTCCAGCGTGAACTGATTCTGCCCCAGCCCCAAAAGCGTGAACGAGTTGTTGAAGAAGCGGTACCACTCCCGCTGCATAGTGTTGTCCGGTCCTTCGATAACCGGCACACGTTGCGCGGGGATGCGCGTGATATTAGGCATTGGTGCCGCTCGCCAGCAACTCGGCGCCCATGATGGCGACGTTACCAAAGCCAGATCCGCTGACCTCATAGACGCGATCGCGCAGCTTGGTGGTCATGCCCAACCGGCGCCAGATCACGCGCTGGCCGGTCTGGCCTTCATAGCCCATCGACACAGTGTGGAGGTTAGACCACGTATGCCCGCCGTCGTCTGACCAGCGCAGACTGGCAAGCATTTCCGACGCAGCGCCAGTGGTGCTGGCCACGGCCACCGAAGACGTGCCCGCCTCGCAATCAAGTTGCAGACTGTGTTGGGCTGTGCGCTTTAGCGTGTTCTCGCCTGACGGCAACGCCCGCCACGACCGCAGCCACACCTGCTTACGTGCGTTGGTAAATTCATTATTGACGTACGAGAAATCGTAGTAGCCAATCTCAGGCTCAGTGTCATGCCCTACGTATACGCGCGTACCAAGCGTTGCCATGCAAGTTGGCGTGTGACGGTTTAGCTCGCCGGTAGTGCTAGATATATAGCCGCGCTGGTGCCACATGTTGGTGGCCGCATCATAGACCCACGTGACGTTGGCAGTGGGAAATGTCAGCACATAGAAAAAGTGGCCGTCTTGCTGATAGGTGTAGGCGATGGCGTCCGAGATCGTTGAGTACGTCTGGATAGCGTATTCGATCGCGTGCGTCGAGATGCGTTGCGGCTGGTAGCCGCGAGCACGATAGACCATGCCATAACCGCGTGCATCAGCCGACAGCCAGAAAACGCTGTTGTCCATCTTGGCAACCGAGTACGGCGCAGCGCACCCCGTCTCCAAAAACGCGCCTTGGATGGGGGCAAGCGGGTAGTCTGGCTGACCGGCGTCGTACCAGACCTCGGTCGAGTTGTTGCCGAAAATCCAGATTTCTTTGTGGTCGACAATCAGCGACACCACGTTGTCTGGCGAGGCTTCGGCGCTCGCAAACGACAGCGGATCGACACTGGTGCCATCAAACAGTTCCGTTACCCACACGCGCTGGCTGTTTGGCTCATTGAACACAAAGTAGCCGTTGACGTAGCCCACGGTAACAGCGCCTGGAAAGTCGGGATCGCCAATCTTTGCAAACGCCGTCGTGTTGATGTTGTAGATGTAGCCGTCTGGGTTGGTGGCGATGAAGATCTGTATGCCGTTGTCCACCATGCTGACAGGCCCGGTGCCAGAGATGCTGGAGCTGATAGTAGTGGGCGTGACGATACTTGTGCCAATGCCTGTTAGCGATATGAACCGCGTGCCGACAACCGCGTACAGCACGCCCTTCACAACCCACATGCCGCGAACGCTGCCGGTGCCGCCTAGCGGAAAAATGCCTGAAATTCCCGGCACCCGCTGGAAGTACGCCGCCGTCTTGCCGCCGTCCGGAGTCGACTCCGGGTACATGTTAATAAGCCGGTTGTCCGCAGCGTTGATGCTGCGAGCAACGTAGGCGGCGCCGAGGATGGGCGATTTCATTAGAAATTGCCGGCGTAGATGTTGTAACGCTGACGAGTTCCGACGATGCTGTACGGGATTGACATCAGATCGTCAGGATTGTTGATGCGCTTCAGGTTGCGCTTGGACGTCATCGCAATCCGCTGCACTTGTCGTGACGGCTCGACGCCGTACTCGGGCGCGATCTCGCACGCCAGGTTGTAGCGAAAGCAGCGGAAGTAGCCTGGCGGAAATAGAATCGGGGTGCTAAGCGCGGCAGGCTGCGTCAGCTCTTGCACCGACACAATGTGAAACTCCAGCACCCGCGTGGGCACTGGATAGATGTACATCTCGACGTTGGGAAACGTCATGTTGGTCCACATAACCTGCGGGTAGGTGCTTTGCACCGTCTTCAACGCAATCCCGTTGTACTGCTGCTGGTTGATGAGCTTCAGACCGTACGAGACGCCGGTGGTCGGGTCTTTGAAGTAGGTCGAGTCGTCAATCATAATTGGGCGGTTGCCCACAAAGTCGCCTGTTGGCCCGAGCGTGCGGCTGATCGCCGTGGCGGGCCAGCTAAAGACCTGATCCTGCGTCGAGAACACCGCGAGCCGCTCGGTGTTCCATGACTCGATCATCTCGTTCATGGCAATCAGCGCGTCTTCTGACATGGCTGCCGAAGGTGTTTCGGCCTCCGCCAGCACGCCCAGCAGCCGCAACGCACCGTTGATCAGGTCGCCTGCTGTAGCCTCGTTACCGCTAAGCGTGAGTACAGTCATGTTAGTACGTTACCTCAGTGGTTTCTAGTTTGCACACCCACCGAATAGTGGTTCCAGCTTGGCCCGTTACGGTAACTGCGAGGCCGCCGTTTGTCGTGTCGGCAGTCAACGCCACCGCCCAAGTAGACGCACCAGCATCAGCATACGGGCTGCTTACTGTCGATCCAGTCAGTGTCGTAGCCGCAGCGTTAGCGCCGCGCTTGATCTGCCCATCAAACGTCCATGATTTTGTATCGCCTGCGCTGGTTACGTTGGCAATTACGGAGCCTTTAAAATAATAGGCGCTATTGTTTGGCAGGATGAGCTGGTTGGTCGTGCTTGCGGCGGATGTATTACTGCGGATAACAGTCGGCGTCGCGTCCGTTGTCTCGGCACCAAGCACCAGCAAACCGGCTTGCGAAAGACCGCCTGGAACTGGCACGATAGGGCCGTTACAGGCTGGAAAGGCATGATAGCCAATTACGCCTCGGGTTGACCCGTAAGCGCCGCCTGAAACCGTTGAAAACGCGCTGTTTGCAATATGCTCTCGGCCACCCCCAACCGCAGAATAATCGCCGCTGGCCACATTCAGCCGGCCGCCCGCAACAACGCTGGCAAGGTTGTTTGCTTGGTTATCTATGCCGCCGCCAATAAAGGAATTGTTGCCTGTTGCAAAGTTTCCAGCTCCCCCTACAACAGCACTGTAGAAATTGGAAGCCTTGTTGTCATACCCGCCGCCAAGAAAGGAGTAGTCGCCGCTTGCAACATTTGCAGCGTTGAGCCTAAACCTAACTAAGTCAACCGCGTACGTCCCGCGCTTGTTGCCGCCAGCAGTTGTGCCGGTTGGCACTTGCGCAAGCAGCGCACCATTGCCTTTAGGCACCAGCGCCAAGTCTGAGTTTGCGGTTGCCGTCGAGGGCGTCATCGACACTACGTTGACCGTAGCGTTGGGCGATGCTGACGACAGCGCAAACGTGACGTAAGGGCTGACCGACGGCGCAGGGGGCGTCGGGTCGTTCAGCGTGGCGACCAGCGTGCGGGTGTCGTAGTTGTCTGCCGTGATGACAACGCTGTACACACCGTTGGCCGCAAAGAACAAAAACTTGCCGTCAGCGCCCGTGACAATCGGATTGGCCTGCGGGCTGAGAAGATCTTGGTTGACGATGTAGGGCGTGCCGTTGCTTGCCAGAACCGTCGTTGAGAGCAGAGCCTGATCGCCGTACAGCGTAGCAAGCGTGCCGTCGTAGTTGTAGACGAATACCTGCGCACCCGCAATCGGGCGGTTGCCGGAATCCGTTACGACGTCATAGTAACTCTGCATCCTTGGCCTCCCGGCGACGACGCGGGCGCAGTTCGTTCACTGGCTCGGGCTGTGACTCACCGGGAGTATAGCGCGACCAGCCGTTTTGTTCATCATACTCCGCTTCCAGATCAGAGATGGCAACCTTCTCGCCGTGGCGCGGGTGACGCAGATAGATGATGGGCATAAAAGTCGGGGGCCGAAGCCCCCGCCAGGTTAGCCAGCAGCCATGATGACCCAATTGGTGCCGTCTTCGCAAACCAGCGTCGCCCACTTACCCGCGGTCGCGGCGAGGATCGCCGTGCCGAGGGTAGCTGAGTTGACTGGCCTGACGTTCGTCGACGCCGAGATCACCGTATAGGTTGCAGACAGGTTTTTGATAGTCACGGTCCGACCGATGTAAGCAGCCCCAGACGGCAACGTCACGGAGACGTTGGCAGCGGAACCGTTACACACCACATAGTTCTCTTCATCGCCCAGCGTGAAACTGGCAGTTTCAGTAACTGGAGCGTTGAGATAGAACGCTGTGAGCGCAGGGTCAGAGTACGCAACACCTACAGGCTTGTTGTTAGCCATTAGCGACTCCGGTTATTACTTCAGGAACGCAGACCAAGCAGCATCACCAGTCTTGACCAGCCGGTAGGTATGCGCGCCAAAACGCGGAACCGTGACCGAACCGTAGACGGTGATACCAGTCCCGGCAGTGACAGGAACAGTCGACGACGAGCCCGTGTTGTTATTGTTGGTGATCGTCAGTTCAAACGACGAGCCAACTTTAGCACTCGGGATCGCGGCGTCAAGCTGCGCTGCGGTCGCAAGCGTAACCGTCAGCGTCGCATCGCTAGCCTTTTGGCAAACAACCAGACCGATCGCCATTTGAGCGCCGGTCAAAGTCGTGTCGCCCGTCAGCGTCGCGGGGATGGTTTGTACGCCCATGACGGCTTCGTCGAGATTGCCGTCACCGACTTGATAGCCACCTGCACCATTAGGAAGAGCCATGATTCAATCCTTTCAAATTAAATAGAAACGAGGCTAGTAGATCCCTACTAGCCTCGTATTAGACGTTAGCCCCAGAGACGAACGCCCATTTGCGGCCGGATAACTGAATATCCGTACAGTACATCGATGCGACAAGGCAGTCGATCGTTATTGATGTCGTATTGCCGTACGATACGCATCGAAATGCCGTTATGCACCTGGCGCGAGGCCATGTCCACGCCTTGCGGCATCAGCAGGTCAGCGGTCGCAAACGTGATCGCATCTTTGTGATAGATCAAGTTTTGCGGGTACTGAGTGCTGGCGCTACCCAAGAAGGTCACCACAGCGCTGGCTTGCGGGAACGCATCGATCGTCGCAAGCGCATGGCCGGAGGTGTACATCGCGGGGCTGACGCTGACGGTGTACGCGCCGCTGGAAGCGGTTGCGTCCGCAGTGGCCACGAACTGTTGCAGGCTGCCAGTCGACTCACGAGTCTGCGGGTTGACAGCGTAGACGTTGGCAACGGTGAACACGTCACCTTGCTTGATCGTCTGCGAGCCAGTGCCCGTGATCAGGATCGTGGTCGAGCCTTGAGCCGTCACAGCGCTGGTCACCGTGTGCGAACCCGTGCGGGTGCCGGTGGTGTGCTGCTTGATCGACTGCGACATGCTGATCTCTTCAAAGCCCAGCACACCCTCGCCCATCAGGCCATTCTTGAACTGACGGCTGATGGTGTTGGTGGGGTTGAACAGACCCTTCATGCCTTCGACGAGGCCAGCGTTCGCAGCCGGGTTAACGGTGGCATAGCGGGGAGCCATGACCGCAGCGGCTTCGTTCAACTTCTGTTGGCCTTGCAGCAGCACCAAGCTGGTTCCGGGCGTGGTGCCAGGGGTACCAACCGACTGGTAGATGCTCTTGAAGCTGTTGGCAACGTCAGCGTCGATGCTGGAAGCAAGCTGACTAACCCGAGGCTTCAGCACACGTTCTGCGAAGTCATCGAGCTGCATGGTCAGCTCAGCGGTCGTGAAGTTCACGCCGATGTGCTTCTGGCTCGAAACAGTCAAAGTAGTGAACTGCTCGTTGTCGTCTTGCACTTGCAGCGCAGCACCGTCGGTCACCAGTGCGCGGTCCGGCAGACGGATACGCAGCGTGGAGCCAATTTTTGCGCCTTCGACAGCAAAGCTGTCATCGTACTGACGGTTAACCGTCCGGGTGATCACCAAGGAGTTCTCGAGGCCATGTGTTCGCCAAGGTTCGCTACGCCTTGACCGCCCTTTCGGGCTGCTGCATGTCACCATGCAGAGCAGACTATCTCTTCACCCTCTTGCGAGGGGCTGTGCGCTTCCAGCCGCTTGGCTGTACTCCCTTACGGGATAGTCGTTACACCTTCCGCTGATGAGGACAAACGCCGCCGTTTTTGTGCTTGCCCACTTGACAATTCATGCAGAGAACTTGGTACCCCGAAGGGAACTTGTTCTTGCACAGCCAGAGGTAGAACGCGGTGCCGCTACTGCGGTAAGCACCTGACTTACGTTCCACATTGCCGTTGTTGTCAATGTGATCAATCGACAAAAACATTCGCTCAGCTTCTCCGCAACAGACGCATTTGTAGCCGCCATACGCGGCAAACACTTCGTCTCTGCGCCGGTCTTGGCTACGCTTTGTTTTGGCTGCTTCAGAAGCACGGATTGCTGCTTCTTCTTCAGGACTTGCGTTTGCCAGTTTCCGGTTGCGCCATTCACGGGAGTGCTCTCGAGCTTTTTCTCGATTTGCTTCCCGCCAATCGCGCATTCGCTGATTGATTTTTTCTCGGTTGCGTTCCCGATAGCGAGCAGCAGCTTCGCGGTTTTGCTCGCGTTGCTTGGTTGCTGCGTCGATGTCGGGGCTTGTTTCATCTTTGGCTTGGCTCGGTGTTTTCATGTAATCATCTTACATGACGTCCACCGAATTCACACAGTTTTTCTACTAGGGTTTCCCCTAGAGGAGACCATTATTTAATCTCGAGTGCTTTCCGGGTGATCATGTCAATCGTAAGGATTGAGTTAGCCATGATCTATGAAACTCCTAATTTGGATTAACGTCCGTGTTTCGCTTCCCACGCCTTGATCTGTCGTTGCCGCTCGGCTGCGATCCACTCACTCGTGCTCATTGCTTTGATTGAGCGCGGGTCGGTGGTGTCGTAAGCCGGTGCGCCAGAGGCGCGTGCTGCAACAGGCTGAATAGGCGCCGGAGCGCTGGATGGTTTTTTGGTGGGCGGACTGGCGGCCACTTTGGCCTCAATCTTCCCAATCTCTTTGGCCTGCAAGAACGGCGATAGACGCGAGATACGATCAGCTTCTTTTGGATTGGACCCGAGAAAATATGCTATGTCGGGGCCGATCTCTGACGCCTGAATTGTTTGAGCCATCACGGTCGAGATTTTCAAGCTCGGGTTGTAGGCGACTTGTTCAAAGTCGTCATACTTTTCCCGTGCCTGCTCTTCTTTCTCGTGGTACGACTCAACCACTGCTGCTTGCTGGCGCTCCAGTTCCCGTTGCTGAAGAAGCTGTTCGGCTTTCTGCGCGGCCAGTGCTTCGGCGTACGCTTCGACCGATTCAAACTTATCCTGCGACACAGGTTCTGCGGGCGCTGCTGGCGCCTTCGGACGCTCACGTTCCCAAGACCTACGCTCTCTTGCGAGACGCTTGCCAATCATCGAGTCCACTTCTTCTTGAGTGAACGTCTTGACCGCCAATGCTTCTACGGGTTCAGGTGCTGGCGTCGCTACCTGTTCCGGCGCGGTTGGTTCCGCTACAACTGCTTCAGTATTTTCCATGATTACTCTGGCGAGTGCCTGGTGGACCGCACCAGTACGGTTTGAAACATTACGCAGCCCACGGCAGCGGGGGCGCTACCACGGGTGGATTCTTCTGGTTTTCAATCTGTTGCAAGACTGCCGCTTCAGTGGCGTCCTTGTCAACCCCATTCGCCCAGATCCAGCCAAGAACCTGCTCTTGGGTCAGGCTGGCGTAGGGGGTAAAGGACTCAGGATCAGGCGAGGGCAGCGAGCAGGTGGCGTAGACGGAAGCTGAGTAGCCGTCTACGGTGTCCGAGCATTGCCAGTGGGCGACGATGCAAACGTCAGACAGATCGCCTTCTGAGACTTTGCAGTCAAGACGGGAGATGTTCCAGTTCATTATTTGGCCTCCAGAGCGGAGAGTCGTGCGGTCAGATCGGATATGATGGCTTGCTGCTCTTGAATGGCTGCGGTCAATGTGGCTACCAAGAAACTGGTGTCGATGCCTTGGTAGACAGGCTTACCTTCTGCGTCCACCGAGTCCTTTTGGCCTGTCACGCACTGAGGCACAACTTCAGCTAGTTCATGGGCGATGAATCCTTCGCCGTCAGATCCATTACTTTTCCACTTGTATGTCACAGGTTTAAGCGCAGCAATTTTTGCAAGTGCGCCTGACATTGGAGTGATGTTGTCTTTAAGACGGTAGTCTGAAGTAGTGTTATAAGCTGTTGTTGTTCCATCTGTGCTAACAGAACCAACAGCTGTGTTATTTACATAAAAATATAGAAGATTCCCGTTTGAATAGCCTGATGGCTTAGAACAATAAATATTAGCGTCAGTGCCTTTTTGTATTAGAAGCACATTTGAAGAACTTACAGCACTCCCATCTGCAGCCGCTGTGCCGCTGTACAGATTTGTACTACTTGTTGTGCCGCCAAAACACACATCCCCACCGCTGGTGATACGGGCGCGTTCGCCGTCAGTAGTATTGTAAAAAGCTAAAGAGCCAGCGTTTTCTGCTATTTGCCAAGTTTTTGCGCTTGTTTCGGTCCCTTTAAGAACAATTGCAGGGTATGACCCTTGCGCTTGAATGATTCCAAAATAACCCCCCGCTGCCGTGTCAGCGGTTAAACCAACCAACAACCTCCCACTAGCATCCAGCGTCATTGCTTGGGTGCTGCCGTTGGGCTTCCATTGAAACTCGCCGGTTGAGGTTATAGCCAAACGGGTAGTTACGGCGCCGCCAACTGATGCAACGGTGCCAAAAAACATATTGTAGCCAGTGCCATTGTAAGAGTAGCCAATTGCGCCAGCATCACCAGACCCGCTGTCTTGAAACTTCAATCCAGCATAAATTCGATTAGCTGAGTTGATAACGTTTCTTGAGGTGATGTTTACATTTCCCCAGTCTGAAGTTGAAGAAACACCACCTAAAACATCTAGCTTTGATCCCGGCGAACTCGTCCCAATCCCAACATCGCCTGCCGCGCTCACTACAAACGGCGTTGCATCCGGGTTGGCTTCATCTTCAACAGAGATAGCGTTGCCAGTACCCGTCTGCGTGATCCTGAGTGCTGGAGTGGTGGCGTTCACCACCATGACATAGCTGTCGCCTGCTTGTGCGGCTTGAATCTGCGGGACAACTGTGTTGAGCAAAAGCGCTTCGTAAACAGCCATGATTTACCTCAAATCGGGTTGTACGCTGTACCGTTACTGGACAGCACAGTTTCGACGACATAGTAATCTGCACCGCTGCTCGCCAGCACAACTTCATCCACTACATACGCCGTAGCATCACTGGTCAATACCGTCCACGGCGGGCCTGGGTTAGGCGACGCAAAGTCCGTCGCCAACGTAGCGACGGTCCCGAGCCCTAGGCTCAGGCCATTACGGACGGGTATGCCAAAGCTCATCGGATGTTGATGGGTTTAGCGTAGACTGTGCCAGCGCTGCCGATCTGGATCGCACTGACCCGCCACGGAGCACCCGTACCCTGCGGTACGATGAACGGAATTGGCGTGTTGGCTGGGATGGGCGTTGAGCTGGTGGTAGCCGTCACACCCTCGCCTACGGTCACGTACGCAGCGGTTGTCGACCAGATCACCACGCCTTGCGGGCCTGACGGCCATGCGGTCGTTGACCCCGCTGTGCCCGTGTAAGACGCCGTATAGGCGGGGTAGTTGGCATCAGCAAGAGGATTTAGCAGTTCCATAACGCGCCCTTACGCAAGGAATTTCAGTTTATAGAGCGTCGATAGATACTGCCCGACGATCTCATCAATGATGTTTTGGAGCGGCGTGTCGTCCTTCTCACACACCTTGTACCGCATCTCTTCGATGTCCGCAAGCGAGTCTTTGAGAAACTCAATGACATCGGTCGTCTTCTTGGCTGACATCAACGTGATTGGTCCGATCAGCCCGTGCCGGCCTTGGTACGCTTCGGCAAACTTGTCGGCAAGGTCGACAATACCGTCGTAGAACTCGTTTAGCGCAACGTGTTTAGCGTACGACCTCGTATTTAAATGTACGCTGTGCGTCACGTCTCGCGCTAGGAACAAGGTGCCGATAAAGTCTGCGCAGCTCATTGTGTCATACCCATTTGTTGAGCAACCACCATGTCGCCAGCCGTCATGACATCTTTCAACGTCTGCATGACCACATCCTGCACTTGATCAGGCGTCATGCCCGCTTGTACGGCTTGAATACGCTTGGTTTCCGCATTGTACTCGTCAATGCGCAGTTTCTGCGCTTCCATCGACTTGCCGACGTTTTGGAGCATGTTGTACATCTGCTCCATCTGCGCTTGCATCGCTTGGATCTGCTGATTGGCCGCTTGCAAGGCCGGATCGTCGTCTTCTTGCAGCAGCTTGGGATCGATCATCTTCTTTAAGCGCTGCGCCATCTCTTGTGCGCCTGGCCAATCCATGTTTTTGACAAACAGATCGCCAGCCGCCGCCCACAGGTTTGGATTGCCTTGCAGAATCTGGCTCATCGCGTCCATCGACTCCTGACGCTTGGTCAGGTAGCTCGGGCCGGTGGTGACCTTGACGTCGTACTTGCCAACGCCAGGGTTGTAGATCTTTGCAACCACCACGCCTTGCTCGTTTACCATCTTTCGCACGGGTTCCGGCTGGTTCGGGTCAAGCCGCACCATCTTTGACTCACCGTCTACCCCGATTACCCGCGCAATACGCTGCGTGTCATAGATTTTGGGGATTAGATCGACCAGTTGCCGCCCGACGTGACGAATCGCCCGCGCCAAGTTGTCGACGTAGTGGTACGTACCGACGTCACCCTCGCGCTGACGGGCCAAAATAGCCCTTCCAGACCGCTCATTTGACGTCATTCCGAGGCTGGCGTTGTACTGTCCAGTCGCCGCTTTGATGTCCTCAGAAGCCCCCATTTTGGCCTGAATCAAGCCAGTTTGGGCCATCGGAGGCTGCGCCCGCTGCGGTAACGGCAGAATATTGCCCGCTCCGTCGGTCACATCAGGGTTTACCTCAAGATAGGGGTAGTTCTGCGTGTTGGCAGTCTTCCACTTCTCTTCGTAACCCTCAAACTGACCGCCGTAGCCAATAAACGGTGCTTTGGGGGCCAGCGCCAGCATTTCAGCTTCTTGGCTCACCCAGTAGTTGTACATCCGCTGGGCGTCTTTGGCGTTCCTGACCAACCCTGAAATCTCAAGTTGGCCTTCAATCGACCACTCATTGCCGATAACGCGGATGACAGGGATGTACGCGCCCGCCCACTCGCGTTCTTCAATGATCTCGTAGCCGTTGGTCTTGCACCATTTGATGCTTTTGCGCTGCAACTTGCGCTGACGGGTCGGTTTTAGGCCCATCTGACGCATCATCTGGTCTTGCGGCGTGCCTTGATAAGTCGTCGTGCCGTCAGGGTACAAATTGAGCGTTTCTGCCTTGTAATCGCAGTAAAAATACTCTGCAATCCGCACCGTCGTCTCAGACAGCCATTGTGACAGCGCTTGGTCGCCCACGCCTTGCACCATGATCGAGCTGACCGGCATGGCGTTGGGGTACAACCGCTCGTAATCGGCTTTCAGAATGTCTTCGGTGATAAAGCACCACTCGGCATCCGCTCCGCACGGGTCTTGAATTGTCGGGTCCATGTAGACCGAAAAGCTGTTGCGAATCCGACCAATCTTGATGTCCTGATCAAAACTTGTCTCGTCGCAATATTCGGTCAAAATCCGAATGTAGCCTTCGCCGTACGTCACCTGGTTGTCGCAGGCGGTGTCGTACGCCACATCGGCGTCTGAGATGTATTCTATATGACGGATCATGCCGTCAAAGATCTCCGCGACCTCAACATCCGCGTCGTCGTCGACCGGGATGACGTTAGGCGACGGCCTGTTCTGCCGCTGCTCGTTGGTCACCTGCCGTACATGCTGCGGCAGCTTGTTGATCGTCAGGCACGGGCGCGCGTTGATGGTCTGGCCTTGCACCGACCCCCGCACAGACAGCACATCCGCTGGCCACTGATAGTGGTTGTCGGACGAGCCTGCCATAAACCGCAGGTCGTCCAACTGGTCTTCTCGCGTGTCGCTGTACGCGGCCACCGCCATCTTGAAGCGACTGCGCATCTGCGACAGCTTATGCGCAGTGTCCTTGTCCGGCGCGCCGCCTACATCCGAGACTTCTGCCGCGCCAATGATGCCTGTCGGGTCGTAGGCCATTATTTCTTCTTGGCGGCTTGCCGTTTGGTGGAGTACGCAATGGCCACAGCCTGTTTTACGGGCTTACCGGCCTTGACTTCAGCCGCTACGTTCTTGCGAAAGGCGGCTTTGCTGGGTGATTTGACAAGCGGCATGGCTATTTCTTCTTAGCTGTCTTGGCGCTCTCTTTGAACGCCTTGGCGGTGGGTGCGCCCGGTGCGCCTGGCTTTCTCATCTTCTCGCCAGACCCGGCTTTGATGCGCTCGCGTTTAGCTGCGATGTTACTGTAAAGACCTGGTTTCATATCAGCACTTCCATCGTTTCATTGACGCCTTAGCACGGCTGCCTTCGCCAGCTTTAGCTGCGATGGGTGCCATACGCGCGCAAAATGACGCTTTACGCCCCTTGTCTGCTTCTGTCTTGGGGTTGGGCGCGGGTGCTTTCAGATTGCTGCCGGTCGCGCGATTGTATTTCTCGCGCCCCTTAGCCGTCAGCCCCGCGCCTTGGCTGGTGGGGCGCTTCTCGCCGCGACCGACTGACAGGCTGACAGATTTCTTGGTCATTACCGAACACCCATAAACGCACGCAGATAGTTTACATACTCTGTCTGCTCTGGGGTGGGCTTTAGCGCGGACGGATCGCCAGACAGTAAGCGCGCCGCAACAGTTGCTACGCGATCTTCTGGGTTTTGACTGTACTGCGCAAACGCGCGCTCTTGTTCAGGTGTTAAGGCAAACCGAGGCGGCTTAGCCATGCCTGTGCGCATGTGTACGCGCGCGGCTTCGTTAAGAATAACCGCCTGTTTTTCTTTTTCGGACAGCTTGCTGTACGGATTCATAACGATCTTGTCGTCTTCCGCAGCCATACCCGCTACATGCGGGTTTTTTTTGAAATAGTCGTCTTCTGACTTGTACGGGTCGCGCATCCCAATCCCGTAATGCCCGATTGCGTAGCCTGCTGCGGGTCCTCCTGGCATCTTAAGCTCCCATCCAGCCGGTTGCGCCTGCGGTGCGGTCGCTGTAGTGGCGACGGGGCATAGTTGCTCGAGGCTCGCGGGAGGCAACAGGAAATGCGAACGTCACCGCGATCGCATCGGCGGCGTCAGGAGAAGCTAGACCCCTGGCTTTCATATCCTTCTTGCTCTCCAAGAAGATCGTACCGCTTGAGTCGGGTTTGGTCTTCGGCCCGGTCAGATCCGCTTTCAGTTGCCTGTCTGGCGCGATCGACGCGGTTTTTAGCCAGTCCCGCAGCGCACCCCACAGCTCAGCGCGCTTGTTACCCCACATCACTTGGTTCTTGGCTTTCCAGCCAAAGTTGACCCCACGCACCTTATACCGCTGTTCGACCAGCCGGTCAAGTATGCCGTACCCCAGCCCACCCTCGTCGATCACCGTCAGCGTCGGCTTGTACTCCTCAATCGCGTCGATGACGTGCCCCACGGTCGTCATCGTATCATCGCCCCGGTACCGCTTGATCGCAATGATGTCACGCCCTTGGCGCACCGCAATAACCGTCGAGTCACCGCCTGACCTGGCCGGGTCGATGCCGATCACAATAGGCGCTGTCTCGTCTTTGTGCTTGGGTCGGCCAAACGCCTGATCGACCAGCGCGGGTCCAATGAACTGATCGTCGCCCGCGCTGGGGAACTCCCCGTACACCTCCACCTTGGCCTGTATCGAGTCCTCGCCGTACTCCGCGATGATCTGCTCGTAGACCTGTTTGTCAGTGTCCTCGACGTCGCGGGCGTCGATGTTCTCGGTCGACCAGAAGTCGCGCTTCGAGTTGAAGCACTCAAAGAAGTAGCCTTGGTTGCGGCGCGGATTGGAAAAGGCAAACCAGAACCTGTGCGGCGTGTTTTCTGTGAAGAAGCCAGCGGCCACCTGCCAGATTGAGTCTGGAATACCTGACGCCTCATCAAAGATCAGACACACACCGTCCAGGTTGTGCAGACCGGCGTAAGCGTCCGGGTTTTCTTCCGACCACAGACGCCCCTCGATCGACCAGAAGCGCGTGCCTTTTTTCAAGTCCCGCTCGACAATCTCTGCCAGCCACTTAGCCGGTGCAACCTTGGTCGCGCTGATCTCAAACCAATGGCTGTTAATCATCATCGCCAGCCACTTGGTGATTTCTGACCAGGTGATACTGCGAAGTTGCGCCTCACTGTTAGCCGACACAATTGTCGTGGATCCTATGCGCGTCGAAAGCATCCACAGCACAAGCCATGACACTAGCGCAGACTTACCAATCCCCCGGCCTGACGCAACCGCCAGCCGGAAGACGTTGTAGTCAACTTTGCCGCCGTTGTCTTTGATGTGTTGCGTAATCTTCCGCAGCACCTGACGCTGCCACTTGCGCGGACCTTTGTAGTTGGCCAGTGGCGTGCCTTGTTGCCCCCACGGAAACGCAAAGTTTACAAACGCTTCCGGGTCGTCTTTGATGCGCGGCTGCCAGAGCCGCGTCATCAAGAGCATTTCATCAGAGGCGTTGTAGATCGGCTGCTGCAAGTGTTGGCTCCAGTCGCTCTGTTACCTGCACGTCGATGACGCGCTGCTCTGCTTTCTCAAGCGCCGATATTACGCTGATCTGTTGCGCTACGTCGATCTGCACTTGTTGCTTAGCCACCCAATCGTGTCGGTGACGAAGGATCTCTAACGCCGCTTTGGTGTCGCCGGAAAGCGCGGCGTCCATCATCACAGCCGCAAGCGCTCCTTCTGCGTCAGCGCGCCCCTTCTGTTCTGCCATCTCGGCAATAGGGTCCATCTCGCACAGACGCCGATACTCGGTCGGCAGCATGCCAGCCTTTAACGCCAGCGAGTCACCCTTTAGACCCAACTTGGCAGCCTCATAGATGCGCTGCAAGCGCGCCTCGGTCGCCTCTAGTTTGCGCGCGGTGAGCGGCAAGGATTGGAAGGTCATGGCTGTAACAATTTATGTGACAGGTAATTATAGCATTGCAATAAAAAATAAAAAACTGATGCGACCCCTCCGTTTTTGACCGGCCTGGTCGCCGGCCCTCACCGGGGGCTCTCACCCGCACGGCCCCGAGCTGCCAGCGTTACGTTATCACGTCACATAGCGATACGTTATCACGTCACGCGGATGTTACGTTATATCATCACGCTGCCCTGGGGAACGTGGGTGGCGTGGGGTAGTGCCCCACGGATCGACAAGCGTTCGCCTAGCTGCGCATGGTCATGCGAAACGTGGGTGGCGTGGGGTAGCCCGATGCCTGATTGGTTTTACGTTTTGCGTGGGGTACCCCACGCCACCCGGCTGCTGGCGTGGGGCTGCGGGCGCCAAGTGTGGGGTAGTTGGGGTAGTTGGGGCACCCCCCTAAAAAAAGTCCCTATAATTTACACTACTGTATATATATACAGTAACACCTAAAACACTTTATATCTAACATCTAATACCCCACACTACCCCGCCATAGGGGCGCGCCTCTAACCCCCAGCGCCCCGCGCCTCACCCCACCCCACCCTGCAACACGTTGCGTCGCGCCTCGCCACACAATTTGCATGGGGTAGTGAAAAACGATACAAACTTTAGAGCATGGGTTGACACTGCCACAAATGTTGTGGCAAGATGCTGTCCATGCGCTCGCGTGAGCGCGCCAACAACCCAGGAGCCGACGATGTACAGCAAA